GTGGCTACCGGGTCATCGGCGCTTGCGACCTGAGAGGCGGCGACGTACATCTGTCGGTATCGATTGGTGAGATCCGCTGTTTTTGCCGCGTTTAACTGCGTCGAGGCTTGAATTCCGGGTTGGCCCCCGACTTTGACCAGATCGGCGAGGGAGGCATTCGGATTGCTGGCCAGCGTGGAGTTGATCCCCTGCTGCTGCTGCTGTTCGGTCTGCGCCTGCTGGAGCGCGATCGCGTTCAGCTGCTGCTTCTGCTGCGCGCCTTTGATGGCGCTCGCCTGCTGGACGATATCCCCCAGCGACAGCGGGGTGTAGGACTCAAAAGCCATAGTTCCCCCCGCCTGCGGTGACTGGGGCCGGCGCGGCGGCCGTTGCGGGGTTCAAATATTTGTACAGCAAGTAGTTGGACGCGAGTCCGTTGACACTGTTTCCGATCGTCTGTCCCACGCTTCCATATGCTGAAGCTCGCGCATTACCCGCATTGTTGTACGCCCCGCTGATCTGGTTCGCCGCGTTCGTCCCGGCGGCTTGCGTGGCATTCGTGGCCGCTTGGCCGACCCCCGCCACACCCGACAGATTGTTGACATACTGCTGGAAGTTCTGATCGGCCAATCCGGTGGCGAAGGTCTCCCCGGCTTTCACCGCAGCCCCCGAGAGCAAGCCGCCCCGCGCCGCCGCGGAACGATTGATCGCATCCTGCCCTTGGCCCAAAGAAAACTGGAAATCCGGGGAGTTGGTGAAGCCGGAGAAATTCGCTTTGCCCGATCCCTTGATGATGTTGCCGTTGGCATCGGTGGTGTCCAGGCCATAGAGCTGCGCGATCTGATTCAACGCACTCACCCCGGTATTGCGGAATGGGGCTTGTTCCTGCTGCGCCAGGTTGAATTCGCGCTGCTGTTCGCCGATGGAGGAATTCGCCGCCCCCTGAATGGCCCCGGCGGATTTATTCGCGGCGACCGTGGAGGCGACGCCGCCGACAATGGCCGCCCCGGCAATGGCTGCTGCTATGCACATACGATTCGCTTCTCCATCACGACATCATCCCCGACATACCCCCGCGCCTTGAGCACCTGATACACCGGCCCGTCGATGTGAACCGGCCAGCCGATGATTTCGACGCCGAGACTGCGCATTTCCGCCTCGAATTTCTCCGCTACGACCCCGGTATAGGGGCGATAGTCCGGCTCGACATACACCGAGTCGCCGATCCCGCAGAGAATTCTCTGGTGATGCATGCTGCGGTAGGTGAACCCGACCAGATATCCCTGTAACCTCCCCTCATCGCGCAACGTGACCAGCACGAGCGTGCCCTGTTCGGCCAGGCTCAAGTACCCCTCCACATCCGGCTCAATCGCGAAGTCTCGCTCGCCGTAGTAGGCACACGTCTCCTTCTTGACGACGGTGCTTTCTTCCCAGCATTTCTGAGCGAGCGGCAGGATTTCGGCAAAAATCTCGCGGGTGAAGGCTTCTCTCTGAATGGTTACTGTCGCCATACCCTCGCCCGTAAGGTTCCCGAAGACAGATCCAACACCCCGCCACTTTCGTTCTGGAACCGCACCGCGACCGTATCGGCCGAGGAGACATAGGCACTCACGGTGATGCCCTGCAGATCCAGCGAGAAGGAGGCGAGCGCGAAGTCCCCCAGGAGCGCCCCGGTAACCGATACTGTGGTGGTCGTGCCGGCGCCATCGGCCAGCGAGGGGGGATCGTAGGTGGCCGACCCGTTGAGCACATTCGCGAGTTGCACATATCGCGCATCCGCCCGGGCTTGGTTCTCGTACACCGGGAAGGGATCGGCCTGCGCTTGCAAGGCCGCAATGGCGGCGGTGATGTCCGTCTCGCGTGCAATCGTGTTCGGGACGTCCGCATCCACGATCGCCGCAAAACTCAATGTACCGGTCCGACGCACCAGAAAGGTGTTGTCGGCCCCGGCCTGGATATCCGCGGGCTGCGCTGCGGCATTGGCGGGATTGCCGATCACACTCGCGGCGATGCTCTGGCGCAGCTTGGCGTTCGTGACGGCTTGGTCGGCAATCGTCTGCGTCTCGACCGAATTGGAATCGGGCACCACCACCGTCGATCGCGTCCACTGATCGAAGCTGCGCTGATCGTTCGGGAAGATTTGCGGGGCTCTAAGCGGCATTGTTCAGCAGCGCCTGAATCAAGGTTCTGCGCACCGGGTCGGAGATGCGATAGCGATAGACGCGGTCCCGGGATTGTCCCAGCCGCAGAAAGCGCGCCATGCGCAGGAAATCTCCGCGCTGGCCCAGGGAGCGGTGCAATTCATTCGACCAGGTGCGGCCCCCGTCATCGCTCCACTGCAGCATGACCTTGGGAGTTTGGCCCTGCCCGGTAACCGTGCCGACCCCTTGCTCGAAGATCAAATCGAGGTTGCCGTGCTGGATGAACGCATTCTCCTGCGCAATCGCAGGCGAAGTGACTTCCGAGACCAGCACTTGATCCCACTCGGCAAAGATTTGCGCATCCAAGATCCCCACGCGGTTCGAGGTGCGATCCCCGACGTAGATCACATTGTTGCCGCGCAGAACAAACGCCGCGCGCCAGTTCGGCTGGCTATAACTCTGGCGTTCGTGCCACAGCTGCGTCGAGATGTCATAAACGAACGTGCCCTCCTTGTACGTCCAGCTCACCATCGCATGGCCGCTCTCGATCCACGCATGGGCCATGCATTGTTGGGGGGCAAACTTCGCAACCGCCTGCTCGATCGCATTCGTGGAAATGCGGATCGGGGTATAGCCTTCCACCCGCCGGTGGGTGCCATCGGAGGCGGCGAAGTAGACCGTATTGTCGATATTGACCGCGCCGAACTTGGAGGCGATGCCGATTTCCATGTACCCGGAGGCGGTGCGCGTGAGAGGGAAATCCGCAGCCCCCGAGTTGTACCACACCTCGGTTTTCTCGCGCTTGAACAGGAACAGCTCGCGGTGATTCACGAGCCCCACGATGATGTCATCGGGGGAGCCCTCGGCACTGGCAAAGTCCAGTGCATTCCACGCCGTGGGGTCAAAGGGCGTGTGATTGATGTAGAAGGTGTTGTTCCCCGGACTGCCGATCATGTACCCATCGAGGTACGCCAGCCACTGATAGCCGGGGAAATCCGGGTCGGTGATCTGAGTGAGACTCTTGCCGTCCCAGAGCATCGCAGGGCCATTGGCTGTGACCATCAGATGCGAGCCGTCACTCGCCATGAAGACCGGGCCCGCTCCAGGAATCACCCCGAGTTTGGCGACCACGCCCGCCGGGGTGATGCTATAGAGTGCGCTGCCTGAGACCACATAACCCAGCGTGTTGACCAGCACCCCGCCGCGCAAGGGCCCGTCGCCCACGGTCAGATAGTCCCGGATGCCGAAGCAGCCCAAGACCGCCGCGGCGGTTTTCGCTGCCGGCGGGGCGGTCTCCAGATAGCTGTTGACCATGCGCTGCGCCGAGAGCGGGAGCGAGATATGCTGGTAACTTTGCAGTCCGAAGGGGATCTGCACTTCAGTAATACTCCGTGCGCACCGGGCGGCTGATCTGCACGGGAGCCAGAATCTTGCGCAGCTGCCGTTCGGCAATGCTCGCTTGCGGCAAGCCCAACACGCCTTCGCCGGCAATCTGCGAGCGTTTCGGATCGGTCAGCATGAAATCATCGACGAGCAACGCGGCGACCATCGCCACGATCACATCGTCGTAGAGTTCGTCAATCCCGTCGTTCTCGAAGTCAATGACCACGATCTCGAGGGCTTCGAGTTGCTTTTGGACGGAGAGACAGCGTTCCCCGATGAGGTTCGCGTCCTCCGGCGAGAGGCTGTTCCCCACCGCCAGCACCCCGAGTTTCCTCGCGATGCGCTCCTTCATCTGTGCGAATTGGATCGACACGCTCAAACCTCCCGGTCGCCATGAGCACTTTCGCCACACCCGGGGGAACGTCCAATGTCCCCCCGTGTTCGACCGCAAAGGCCCCATAGTCCTCGAAATGACCGGACCAGGAGGCCCCGCGGATGAGTCGAACGATCACTGGTTGACGTACACCGGCGTACAGGTGAACGAGCCGGCCGCCGGCGTCACTGCCGCGGTCGTGATGTTCAGCGTCACTTTGCTCACCGCGGTGAGGGCCAAGGGCGCAGCGGGGTAAAACGCCGCTCCGCCCCCCGCCACCGCCGTGGTGATGCCGGTCACGAAGTCCGCCCCGGCGATCTGGATCTTGACGACCAGGGCCGAGGCGGCGAGGGATGCCGACTGGATGATGACGCCCAGGACCGTGCAGTTCGCCGGCAGGTACCCCAACTCCACGATGTCTCCGACATCATCGAGCGAGGTGGTGGCGATCGCCGCCGTCATGGGGAACGCCACCAGGCCGGCGTTGTAGGGTTTCGGAATGAGGTGCGCAGCTGAGGCCGCCACCGCAACAGTTTCAACAGCCATATCAATTCTCCTAGGAGGTGGTTACTCAGGCATCGCCAACCGCTGAAAAGAACCCCGTCACCACGCCCATATCCTTGAGCGTCGTGGTGTCGGAGGCTCCCGAGCCGAACTGGATCTTGCCCACATCGTAAATCTGCTGGATCGCGACCCCGTTCTTGGTCTGGTAGTCGCGAACCTGCGTGCGGGTGTTCCAGCGCTGGGCGAGTCCATATCCCAGGGTCTGGGCGCCACACAGGTACACCTCTCCGACGTTGATGCTGGAGGCGCCCTGCGCGAGCCAGATGTTGGAGGACAGCTCCGGGATCTCGCGCACGATCACGCCATCCCACAAGATATCCCCATCGGTAAAGAGCGGATTGTCCGTGCCGCGCTCCAATGCGTACTGCCGGGACTGAATGATGTTCGTATCGAGCTTCAGGTCCCGGAAGGCGAGTGAGTTGGCGAACATGACATACCACTCCTCGTCCCCGTTGACCCGAATGGGTCGGATCTTCGGCGTGGCATTCTTGGCAATGCGCTTCATGACCGAGACCGCCGAAGAGGAGAGCTTGTCCGAGGTCGAATCCACTGTGAGCAGGGCCGTGGCGAGGACGTTGGAAGAGCCATTGGCAATCGCCGCGCCAAAGAGCACGCGGTCCGAGTTGTCGGTGAGCCAGGTGTTGAGCGCGGTTGCGTTCGCCGTCTCATAAGCGGCCGAGATCCCTACGGCGCCCCCGGAATCACGCGGGAACAAGGCATCTTTGGAGCCGAGTGCCCGGATGAAGCGGTCGCGGGTCTGCTCCATCGACCAGTTCATGAGCGTTGCGCGGGCGGCGTTGCGCAGATCAATGGCAGTCGCCTGCTCCTCGAATTCCGGCACCACGACGCCGTGGCGGAAAAGGGAGACCGTGAGATTGTACGAGCGCTGCGAGAGATCTTCCTCGAAGCCTTCCAGGGTCTGGTTGTTGGTGCGCCCCGTGCCCTGCAGGCGGTTCACTAGCTCAAAGACGATGGTATCGCCGGGCTTCTTGGTGAGAACTTCCTTCACCTGGACGATGGCGTTCTCGTCCGTGCCCATGTACTTCGCCAGGCGGTTGCCGCGAATGTACTCCACGAAGTATTGATCGTCCCACTGTTTAACCCGTAGGTTACTGGGGACCAAGGTATCGGCCATGGTCAGCTCCTAGAAGCATTCCGTAAAATGGATTTCAGCGGCGGCGGACCTTGGTAGGTCTCGGCCGCCACCGGGGGAGAGGCATCGGTGTTGAGCGACTGAGGGACGGCCGCCTTTTGGGCCGCTTTCGCCTCGTATTCCGCCCGTACCTTCGCCTCGATGTCTTTTTCGAGCTTGCTCTTGTAGGCGGTGAAATCCCCGCCCACATCCTTCAGCTCTTTGATCCGAAGTCCTTCTCGATACACGTACTCGGCCGGATTGCGCTCCGCGCGGATCTGCGCCCACAGCCCTGGGTTCTCGTTCGCCGCCTCCACGAAGACCTGACGCACTTCGTCAAAGTCGGTGTGTTTGCTGCGGGCGAGTTCTTCGGTGAGATTGCAGCGCTCGACGAAGGCCCGCTCATCGAAGCTCTGTTCGAGATTCTTGAGCGCCCCCGGTAAGTCCTGCCATGGATCGACCGCCGGTTTCGGGTTTTGCAGTTCCCGCAACCGCAGTTCGAGGGCCTGACGCTTCTCGCGTTCCTCGCGCATCGCGCGCTTGTAGGCTTGCGTCTCGGCCGACTCGGCAGGAGGCGCCGGAGCTGCGGGAGCAGCCGCAGGC